AATCTATTTATATGCAGTGGTGCATATAAAAATGGGTTTTCAAAACTTAATAATACTAAATATATGAGAAGTGAACAACTTTAATATAAAGTAATAGGAGAAACAAAAATGCCTTTTCAATTATCGCCTGGTGTTCTTGTTAAAGAGATAGACCTTACTAATATCGTTCCTGCTGTAGCAACCTCAATCGGTGGCATGGCTGGTGCCTTTCAAAAAGGCCCAGTTGGTGAAATCGTTGCTGTTGGTTCAGAGAAAGAATTAGTGGATATCTTTGGTAAACCAAACGGAAGTAACTTTGAGACATGGTTCACCGCTGCAAACTTTTTGCAGTACGGTAACGCACTCAGAGTTGTTCGTGCAACATCTGCCATTGTAAATGCTACAAGTGGTGGTTCTGGTTTACTTATCAAGGATACTACAGATTATTTAAATAACTACTCCGCTGGACAAGGTTCTAGTGGTGAATGGGGTGCAAGAACTGCTGGTACACATGGTAACTCACTTGGTGTGTCAATTTGTTCTAACGCAACCGCATATGAACAAAACTTTGCTGGAAATGCTGGAACACTTGGTGTAACAACTGGTACTCCTGCTATTGGTGCAACTACTGTTGGAATTGACAATGGTGGTGGTTCTGCTGGTGACGGTGGTGCTGCATTTAATGTAGGCGACATCGTACATTTTCAAGAAGCAGATGGTCAAGAATACGAGATTACTGCAATCTCAACTGACAATCTAACAATTAAACAATTAGACAATCCAAACGGTGGTGGTCTTAAAACTGCTCTTGCTGCTGCGACAAATGTTCGTAGACGTTGGAGATTTTATGACTTGTTTGATGCTGCTCCAGGCACATCAACATATGCAACTGGTAAAGGTCTTATCGGTGATGAAATGCACGTTGTTGTATTTGACAGAACTGGTGACATCTCTGGTTTCAGAGCAGATACAAATGGTGAAAGAACTAATGCTGTTCTTGAAACATTCCCATTCGTATCACAGGCTGCATCCGCTAAGACTTCACAGGGTGGAACAAACTTCTATCCAGACGTAATTTACGGACAGTCAAAACTTATATACTGGTTAGACCACGACTCTTCATTGAGTAACGCTGGTACAGACCCAGTTGCTGGTACTACATTTGCATCAACTGCTGGTAAAGGTGGTGTTAAAGATGACAACCTTTCTGGTGGTACAGATGACTATGCAGTAACAGTTGGTGAACTCGCACTTGCATACGATGAGTTTGCAGATGCAGAAACAGTTGACGTAAACCTTCTGATGGCAGGAACTTCGCCCGCTAGTGCAGACGGTGTGTCTCATGCGACTAAAATGATTGACATTGTAGAAGCAAGAAAAGACTGTGTTGCATTTATCTCTCCTCGTAGAGCAGATGTTGTGAATGTGTCTTCTGCACATACACAGGGTTCAAATGTCAAAGGTTTCTTTGATAGTCTTGCAAGTTCGTCTTATGCAGTATTCGATAGTGGATACAAGTATATGTACGACAAGTTCAATGATACGTTCAGATACGTTCCTTTGAATGGTGATATTGCTGGTCTTTGTGCAAACACAGACAATGTTGCAGACCCATTCTTCTCGCCTGGCGGTTTCAACAGAGGACAAATTCGTGGTGCAGTTAAACTTGCGTTTAACCCAACCAAGGCACAAAGAGATATTCTCTATCCTGCTAGAATTAACCCTGTTACTACATTCCCAGGCCAAGGTACAGTATTGTTCGGTGATAAAACTGCACTAAGTAAACCAAGTGCATTTGACCGAATCAATGTTCGTAGGTTGTTTATTCTTCTTGAGAAGTCTATTGCAACCGCTGCTAAGTTCCAGTTGTTTGAATTCAACGATGAGTTCACACAAGCACAGTTTAGAAACTTAGTAGAACCGTTCTTGAGAGACATCCAAGGTCGTAGAGGTATCACAGACTTCTCAGTGGTTTGTGATGGTACAAATAATACAGGTGAGGTCATTGACCGAAATGAGTTTGTTGCAGATATCTTCATCAAACCAGCTCGTTCCATCAACTTCATTCAACTGAACTTTATCGCAGTGAGAACTGGGGTAGCGTTCTCAGAGGTGGGGGGATAATTAAATGAGTAATATTGATAACTTTAAAGCAAACCTTACTGGTGGTGGTGCAAGAGCAAACCAATTTAGAATTAGTTTTACTAATGCTGCAGTTGGTGTAAGAATTCCACCATCATCTCAATTCCTATGTAAAGCCGCTGCTTTGCCAGGACAAACGATTACTGAAATTGCAGTACCGTTTAGAGGTAGAAATCTTTACCTTGCTGGTGACAGAGAATTTGAAACATGGGATAGTACATTCATAAATGATACACCTTTCAATATCAGAGATGCTATTGAAATTTGGATGAACGGTATGAATGAATTAAGAGACAATACTGGTGCTCCAAATGTCGCTGACTATACTGCTGACTTAACAATCAGACAGTTAGGTAGAGATGATTTGGTATTGAAGACATACATTTTGAGAAATTGTATGCCTACAGTAATGTCACCAATTGACCTAAGTATGGAAACTGCAAGTGCTATTGAAGAGTTCACAGTAACTTGGAGATACACTCACTTCCAATCAGTCGGCGTAAGTAACTAACTCCGAAAAAGACTACTAAATAGTAGTGTAAATTAGGAGTTAGAAATATTATGGCTGAGTTATTTGGGTTCAAAATCACTCGTTCAAAGGATGAGGGAGAGTCTTTCACTCTCCCTTCATCTGATGATGGTACTATTGAAGTCGCTGGTGGCGGTTTCTATAGTCAAACATTGGATGTTGACGGACGAGATAAAACCGAAAATGATTTAATTAGACGATATCGTGATATTGCAATTCAACCAGAGTGTGATTCTGCAATTGAAGATATTGTTAGTGAAGGCATCGCTTCAAATGAATTCGATGCACCTGTTGCCTTGCGGTTAGACAGGTTAGAATATTCCTCAAAAGTTAAAAAACGTATAAATGAAGAATTCGATAGGGTTCTTCAATTACTTGATTTCAATATCAAAGGACATGACATCTTTCGTAGATGGTATGTCGATGGTCGTATCTATTACCACAAGGTGATTGATAAGAAAGAACCAAGAAAAGGAATCAAGGAACTTCGTTATATTGACCCAAGGAAAATCAAGAAAGTAAGAGAGGTCATCAAAGATAGGCCTGACCCTGTTACTGGTATTGACAAACAGAAACAAACACTTGAGTATTACCTTTATAATGAAAAGGTAGTAGATAATAGTGCAACACCACAATCTGCACTCAAGATTACAACAGATTCCATTGCATTTTGTCCTTCTGGATTGGTAGACCAAACTAAAGGTTCAGTACTGTCTTATCTTCATAAGGCAATCAAACCTGTCAACCAGTTAAGAATGATTGAAGATGCACTAGTCATCTATCGTATCTCAAGAGCTCCAGAACGTAGAATTTTCTACATTGATGTTGGTAATCTTCCTAAAATTAAGGCAGAACAATATCTAAAAGATGTGATGAGTCGTTATCGAAACAAGTTGGTCTATGATGCATCAACTGGTGAAATTCGTGATGATAGAAATCATATGTCAATGTTGGAAGACTTCTGGTTACCTCGTAGAGAAGGTGGTAGAGGAACAGAAATCACAACCTTGCCTGGCGGTTCAAACCTTGGTGAGATTGAGGATATTGTTTACTTCCAGAGAAAACTGTACAGGTCGTTAAACGTACCTATGTCCAGAATGGAAGCAGAACAAAACTTTTCTATTGGTCGTTCTACAGAGATTACTAGAGATGAATTGAAGTTCTCTAAATTTGTACAGAGACTTCGTAAAAAGTTCTCTGCTTTATTTCATGACGTTCTTCGCACACAACTTGTTCTTACAGGTGTGATTGCTGAGGAAGAGTGGGATAAGATTAAAGAACATATTCAGTATGACTTCTTACAGGATGGACACTTTGCAGAATTGCGTGACGCAGAAATCCTTAGAGAACGTATTGATATGTTGGGTCAAGTAGAACCTTATGTCGGTAATTTCTTTTCAAAATCATGGGTAAGAAAGAATATCTTACATCAAACTCAACAAGAGATTGAAGAGATTGAAACTGAAATTGAAGAAGAAGGTGGCGGAGAAGAAGAAGACAACTTTGAATCAAAAAAACCAAAGGGTAAAATGTTATGAGTATAGAAATAATTAATGCACTTGCAGATGGTGACAATCTGAAGGCAGAAAACGAATTCAAGGCAGCAATCTCACAAAAGATGGGTGCAAGTCTTGAGATTAAAAGACAAGAAGTTGCTGGTACTATGGTATCGCAACACGTTCCAGAAGTAGAGAATGTGGAAGATGAAGAAGTTTGATGAGTTAGTTACGTCATTACCAGAGAGTGACGAACACAAAAAATCAAAAGAATATAAGAAACTGTCTCCTAAGATGAAGGAGGCGGTTGATGCTATATTTAAAATTATGGACTCTAAACCTTCAGATTTCCTAAATACTTTTGAGAAAACTATAAAA